CCATTGGTGTGCCTATTCCTATGTACTCAGCCGTAAGGGTGCTCGTAAGGTGCTTGAGATTCTCATGGCAAAGGATGGGTACTGGACATCAGCGGATCATATGCTCTGTAATCCTGTTGAGTTTCTCAGTATGTATTTCCTGGATCCACTTGTTGCCGGTTGCTATCAAGATGAGGATCCTCGCTACCAAGGTGCAGCCTTCAATGATTTCAGTCGCAAGGATGACTTTGACAGTGATCTCTGGAATAATAATGAGCACTTCAATGTGGCGGACTGTGAAGCAATGGGTCGTCTGGATGGACCTCCTGATATAGCCCGTGCTCTGGCTGATTCACTTCAAGTTGGAACAGGCCCTGTAACTACAGAGCAGTCTATAGGCAAACAGGCTCCTGAGGTTGCCAAGGAACGGCTCCGTGCTACACTGCCCTCACATCCTCTCTGGAGACAACTTGAATCGGCTGTCATGATGCGAGAGCCCCTACTCGGTCGCGAAATCGCTTTTCAGATCATGCAGGCCTGGAAAATGGAATGGAATGAAAAGACAGATGAGGACTTTACTGGGTTTTTAACTGCGATGAGCGATGAGACTTTTGCAGGTCTACCTTCGAAGAATGAACTTGGTGAACTCTATAAGCAATGGGGCATCCTTACAGATTCTGCAACTCAAGCAGGCAGGACTTGGCCCGAACAGGTTCGCCGCGCACTTGAAGTCTATATGAATTATCTACCTCGTGCAACGGATCCTCCTAAGAAGATGAAGGGGCGGCGTATTCTAAAACTCAAGCAACAAGTACTCGACCTTGGACTACTCTATGAAGGAAAGTGGCTGAAAGAACTTTTTGGAGAAGGACAGGATCTCTGTACAGAAGATATCAGTGTCGATGATCCTTTGCCAAAGGATGAGCCGATTCTTCTTGTAATGAAGCCGTGGTGGAGCACCTGGATGCCAATACTTCAGCGCCTCGCCGAGACAAATACAAAGTTCTATGTAATTCATCTGAGTGATGAGTTTGTCTCAGATCCGATTGAGTTTTACGGATTGGCTCAATGCCTTGGAGTTGTTCGCATGTATTGGCGCAAGGAACTTGAGCAGTATGGAGAGAAGGTTACGGTGATTCCACTCGGATACCACTGGACTCGTTTCTCAGGAATCAAGAATCCTATGATGGATACTCCGCGACTCCCATTCCGTGAATTCACCTGGTCATTTGCCGGTACAGATTGGCGCGGACGAAAGGAGGCTATGAAGGGACTTGAAGTCATTAAGCCGAATTATATACGCTGGTTTGCACAGTGGAATGATCCTGGCATGCTATCTGAAGATGCTTATCTGAGCATGCTACTGAATTCTAAGTTTGTTCCTGTTCCTGCAGGAAATAATCACGAGACCTATCGTTTCTACGAGGCCCTTGAGTGTGGATGTATTCCGATGTATATCCGCCAACCTGGTGATGAGATGTTAGTTGATAAACATTTTAAGGCATGGCTTCCGATTATCGATTTGCCATCATGGGACCATGCGGCTGCGCTCATGTTCCAACTTTCAAGTAATCCTGAAGTGATGGAACAATATCGAAATGGAATTTTAGATGGATACAGGAGGTGGAAACTCGAAACCGCAACTAAGATACGGTCTACTCTCCGTATTTAGTGGAAAAAGCAAAATGGGGAGAGAGATAGAGATGGGGGTAGGAGGGAACACCCTGGTCAATACCGTTCTTGAAAAACATAAACGCTACGGAGATGTTTATGTTAAGAATGATTTTTTTTGGGGAATTGGTATTGAATGTGAGTCCTATTTTGAAATGACAAAACCGGTTTCTGTTACAGATAAATTTATTCGTGAGAATCATCGCCCTGAGCGCTACAGTGTTGACTATTTTAAAAGTTATAAACCAGTGCTTTTGCAAAGCACACTCGAACTTCTTACCATGAAAAAACCGCAGTTTAGTCTACCGCTTTTAATTAATGCACATGCAATGACAAAAACGGATAAATTCTTGGAACACGAGACACTTTATAAAAAGGGCACGCCACCAAATCCTGTATTTCAAGGCAAGACACTTTTTGATTCACTCAAGAAAAAAGAACCGGCTCTGTTCGAGAAACTCTATGAAACCAACTATACTTTCGATGGAGACAGTATTGAAATTATTACACAAGATTTCTACAAGACAACCGTCAAAAAAGTGTTTACGGAATTCACAGAATCACGAAAACGCTTTGAAAAGGCTATACAGACAATTTTTACCGAACAGTGTTTTCTTCTTGAACACGGTACGATTCAATGGGCAAAACAGAATTACGGATTGGCCATTATGGCTACAAATCAGAAGAATCTGGCGATTTTCAATAATGGAACCTACCATATTAATCTAACACTTCCAACACAGTTAAATGCTGAGGGAAAGATTGCAGACTTTCCACTCTTTGAAAAACAGCACTGTACACTGATTCGGTATATCCAGTGGCTGGAGCCACTTCTTGTAGGAGTTTTTGGTTCGGCCGATTATTTAGCGGCGGTTCGTCCTGATCTCTATGCGGCAGGTACACAGCGTGGTGCAATGTCGCGGTATATTGGCCTTGGTTCGTATGATACAAACAAAATGGAAAAGGGAAAGATTCTCACAGTTGAACTTGATACAGTTCGGTCAACCTGGTACACAGACTATCATAAGAACTCTGGATACGAGCCTCTTAAGACAATTGGGCTCGATATCAATTTCAATAAACACTGGAATCACGGTATCGAGATTCGTTTCTTTGATTGGTTCCCCGATGGACGACTTCTTGGACTTCTGCACTTTTTAGTGTTTGTTATGGATGTCAGTCTCGATGAATACAGTGCACCCGATCCATTGGAGAATAAAATCTGGAATGGATGGATGGAGCGGTCTGTTCGACTTGGTGCAGCGGCAGGTTGTACTGAAGATGAAGCAAAACTCTTGACTAAAATTCTCTGCGTTGAGTGCTTAGTTGCTCGCGACCTCAATGTAGTGTTTGCCGATCTATTTCATAAATTATCTAAGAAATGGCGCGGTAAGGGTCCCTGCTCGGCACTGTTTCTTGAAGATGAACTCAAAGTGGAACCTACAGTTGCGGTTGTTGCCGCTGTACCAACCCCAGTGATACCTAGACGGGGTTGGTTTGATTGGGTTTGGTGGCCTTTTCGTCGATGCTAACTGAGCAACAGCAGAGATAAGCAAATGGGTTCGGCTTAGGCTTAGAAAGATCTCTGGGTTTTACTGCAGTATAGAGTGCAGACCACTCCTTCAATGTATATTGATTACCCATTGAAAGATTGCACTTTGGACAAATTGGAAAGAGATTATTAATATCGGTGGGACCACCCTTCGATTCAGGAACATCATGACCACATTGAAAATCAAAAACAGAGATTTTATTCTGACACCAGGTCGTTGCACACTTGGCTTCAAAGTTGCGACCATTATGCTGAATCCAGACTTGTTCCCGTAGAGCAGCAGAGATTTTAGCCTTCACATACGGCTTATTTCTGAAGGAATTGACAATGGAATTCATCTGGAAGCGTGAAGATCGCATTACTCTAGTATTATAAGTTTTTCTTAGACCAGGGACACTTGTGAAACCACTGTATCACAGAGTCTTTGTTTTTATAGAGATGATATCCTGCATAGAAAGGAGGAAAGAGGAACGCAAGAGGGACTTGTAGGTACTTTTCTCGTTGTGCAGCATATGCCATGCCTGCACCACTTACCGCGCCAAGTAGAAGATAGGATGTAGTTCCAACCTTTCGTACTGTTTGACTTACTGTTTGGACCAAATTATGTTGGAGTAGATTCGATGCCATTTCTGGGCATTAACGTAGTTTTAGTACAGAATCAATTTTATTAAAACCTATCTAAAGTCCAGCATACTAGGTGTTCTAGATGGCAGATTCATTCCCCGAATACTTGAAGAGTATCCAGGCCCAACTTGCAGCCAATGCTGCTGCCCCTGCAGCCCCTGCTCCTGCTGCACAGATGCTTTCCCCACTTGTAGGTCAAATCAAGAGTGCAGCGAGCCTTGTTGACAGTGTGAAGATGGATGCCAAGCCTGTAGAGTCAAAGCCTGGCAACCTCCGTTTCATGCTAGTATCAACGCACCTCCAGCAGTACACGGGTTACAGCCGTGTAAGCCACAACCTCATCCGTGAACTGACGAAGCAGAAGGATATCTCTGTAACTCACTATGGATTCCAGAAGTTTCCCACGGCTCCTACAAACTATCGTCCTTATCCTGCGGATGTGGATGTAATCGACGCGGCGGCTACAGAGAAACCGGTCGCCCAGGGTTTCGGCTTTGCAGGTCTACCTGATGCAATCCGTAAGAAGAAGCCGCATGTAATCATGATTTACAATGATATGTCGATTGTGGCCAAGTTCCTGGAGGAGATTCGCAAGTCAGGTGTAAAGCGTGATTTCAAGATCTGGCTCTATGTCGACCAGGTCTACACATGCCAACTCCAGGGTTATATTGATATCATCAACCGTGATGCGGACCGCGTATTTGCCTTCACGTCATTTTGGAAGAAGTGCCTCAAGGATCAGGGTGTCAACCGCCCCATTGATCTCATTCTTCACGGCTTCGACAAGCAACTCTATTTTACGCTGCCGCGTGAAATGGTTCGCAAGCAGATGGGTATTCCCAATGATGCCTTTGTCTACCTGAACTTGAATCGTAACCAGCCGCGCAAGCGCTATGATCTTCTGATCATGGCGTTTGTGGAACTCCTAGTTAAGAATCCTACGAAGCCGATCTTTCTCATGTGTGTCTGCGACAAGGGCGAGAAGGGTGGTTGGTGGCTCTTTGAGATTTTCCAGCGTGAACTGAAGTTGCGTGGCGTGGCTGTAGAGATGTTCGCAAATCGCCTCATGATCAGCAGCCAAGACATGACGTTCCG